GTTCAAGCTCTGGAAGGCCCGTTTGCTGGCAATGCCGAATACCAAGCCATGATGGACTACCAGAAATCGCTTGGTCCAACCGAAGAGCAGACGGCCAGACTCAATGAGCTGCGGTCTGCCTTTGAGGGCAGTGGTGCCTACAAGGACTATCGAATCAACCAGCTTGAAAACCAGCAGCGCATGGCTCAGATGGCAATGCGGCAGCGCAATCCCTACGAAATGGGCGGAATCGGTGGGTTCCGTGGCCAGTATGGGCCTCCGATGCAGCGTGAGTTTGGTGGCTTTGCGCCGTTCCCGCAGCAGTACATGCCTCAGCAAATGTACAGCCCAATGTACAAAGAAGGCGGCAAGGTATCTCGCTAAGTCATGGGGAAGCATGACTCCATACTGCAGAAGATTTCCGGCCTGTCTCTCTCTGAGCAGGCCGAAATTCTGAAGGAGCTGGAAGCCCTAGAATCGGCTCGCTCCAAGGAATCTGCCAAGGACAAGTTCATTCCATTCGTAAAGCTCATGTGGCCCAGCTTCATTGCTGGTCGGCACCATGAAATCATGGCGGATGCCTTTGAGCGTGTGGCACAAGGCAAGCTCAAGCGCCTCATCATCAACATGCCACCTCGTCATGATCTGCGGCTGGATCAGGTCGTTCCAACGACTCATGGCTTCAAGGTCATCGGGGAGATCAAGGCGGGAGACTTCGTCTTCGGTCCGGACGGGAGGCCACGGATTGTGACCGGGAAGTCCCCCATCAACAGGAAGCCGACGTACACCGTCACGACCTCAGATGGCGCTGAGCTGGTCGTCTCCGAGGATCACCTGTGGACCGTCAGGCTTGCATGCGAGGCGGACGGACCATTCGTGACAATGTCCACGAAGGCACTGTACGAAAGGCAGGTCGCCCACCCGAACATCAGCAAGAACCCGAAGCTGCCGCGCATGTCTGCGGCGGATTACCCGGAGGCTGACCTTCCCATCGACCCGTATCTCCTTGGCGTGTGGCTTGGGGATGGAAGTTCATCTGGTGCCGCCATCGGATGCTCCCACAAGGACATGGAGATGATGCGGATGCAGGTTGAGGCCTGTGGTCATAAGACCACCTTCAATCCGAAGTTCCAGCAATTCAATGTTCTTGGTCTCCACAAGAAGCTGCGCGAGGCAGGGCTTCTGGGCAACAAGCACATTCCAGAGGCGTACCTCTGCGCCTCCATCGACCAGAGGATTGACCTTCTTCAGGGCCTTATCGACACGGACGGCGATGTCACTGTGCAGGGGAAGGTTACGTTCAACCAGACGAGCCTGCTGCTGACCAAGCAGGTTCTTTGCCTGATCCACTCCCTTGGCATCAAGGCGAGGATCACGGAGCGGCAAACCTCGTACAAGGGCGTGCCAAGCCAGAAGTCGTACCGCATCTGCTTCAAGTTCTCGCATGCGGCTCGGCTTCCAAGAAAGGCGGAGCGGTGCAGGTCGCCACAGGGGAACTGGTCTAGGACAATCACCATCGAGCCGACTGGCCTTGTCGAGGAGACGCAGTGCCTTCAGGTCGCCAACGAGGACGGCCTGTTCCTCGCTGGGCGTGGTTACATCGTGACCCACAACACCAAGTCGGAGTTTGCATCATACCTGTTCCCGGCTTGGTATCTCGGAAAGTTTCCACAAAAGAAGATCATCCAGACGGCACACACAGCAGAACTCGCAGTGGGCTTTGGCCGTAAGGTCCGTAACCTTATCCAAGGCGAGGACTTCCAGAACGTCTTCAGGGGCATTGAGCTTTCCTCGGACAGCAAGGCCGCTGGCCGCTGGAACACCAACAAGCGCGGCGATTACTTCGCTATCGGTGTTGGCGGTGCTGTAACTGGTAAAGGTGCCGATGTTCTGATCATCGATGACCCGCACTCGGAACAAGACGCACAGCAGGGACAATACAACCCGGAAGTCTATGACAGGGTGTACGAATGGTACACATCCGGCCCTCGTCAGCGTCTTCAGCCCGGTGGTGCCATCATTGTCGTTATGACGCGCTGGTCCAAGCGCGACCTTACCGGACAGATTGTAAAACGCTCCGCAGAACGAGAAGGCACGGATGAATGGGAGGTCATTGAGTTTCCGGCACTCATGCCGTCAGGTTCTCCGCTGTGGCCAGAGTTCTGGAAGCAGGAAGAACTTGAAGCCATCAAGGCAGAAATCCCTGTCTCGAAATGGAATGCTCAGTATCAGCAAAATCCCACATCAGAAGAAGGCGCTCTCATCAAGCGCGAATGGTGGAACGAATGGGAATACGCTGAACCTCCGCACTGCCAAGCCATCCTGCAATCTTGGGACACAGCCTTCCTGAAAACACAGCGTTCTGACTATAGCGCCTGTACAACATGGGGCGTTTTCTACCACCAAGAAATCAACAATGGCACAACACCCAACCTCATTTTGCTGGATGCGTACAAGGAAAAGCTTGAGTTTCCTGAGCTAAAGCAGACGGCATACGACAAGTACTGGGAGTACGAGCCTGACCAGCTTGTCGTTGAAAAGAAAGCGTCTGGCGCTCCGTTGATCTTTGAGCTTCGCGCAATGGGACTTCCAGTTACAGAGTTCACACCGTCACGAGGATCAGATAAGATTGCTCGCGTGAATGCCATCACGGACCTGTTTGCCAGTGGTGTTATCTGGCACCCACCAACCAAATGGGCCTATGATGTCATTGAAGAATGCGCGGCCTTTCCATCCGGTGACCACGACGACTATGTTGACTCTGTAAGCCAAGCACTGATTAGGTTCAGACAGGGCGGGTGGATCAGGTCAAGCAGCGATGACTGGGACGATGAGAAACCGTATCGTAGGCCAGTGGCATTTTATTGATCCATCTGATATGGTTCAATTGAACTTTATGGGGAAGCGTGATGCCGATCACAAAACCAATGGAACCATTCGACCCAGAAGAGGTCATGGACACTGAGGACAATTCGTCCGAGATCATGGTTGAAATCGCCAATCCTGATGCTGTCTCAGTCAGCACAGAAGACGGCGGTGTCGTCATCGATTTCACTGGAGAGATGTCCGAAGACCTCATGGGTCCGGACCACGAAAGCAACCTTGCCGAGTTTATGGATGAGCAAGACCTTCAAACTCTTGCTTCAGACTTGCTTAGCGATTTCATGGCGGACCGAGAGTCCCGCAAGGACTGGGCGCGGGCCTATGTGAAGGGTCTGGACCTGCTCGGCTTGAAGATTGAAGACCGGCAGCAACCATGGGCTGGCGCGTCTGGTGTTTTCCATCCCCTTCTGACCGAAGCCATTGTCCGATTCCAAGCGCAGGCGATGGGCGAAATGTTCCCGCCGTCTGGACCCGTTCGCACCAAGATTGTTGGGAAGCTTACCACTGACAAATACAAGCAGTCCCAGCGCGTAGAGAACGAACTCAACTACCTTCTCACCGAAGAGATGACGGAGTACCGCGAGGAAACGGAACAGATGCTGTTCAAGCTTCCCCTTGCTGGCTCTGCCTTCAAGAAGGTTTACTACGATCCCATCCGCGAACGTCCCGCAGCCATGTTCGTTCCTGCGGAAGACTTTGTTGTGGCATACGGCGCATCTGATCTGGAGACCTGCCCGCGCTACACGCATGTCATGAAGAAAACCACTAACGAGATTGCCGAACTACAGTTCAATGGCTTCTACCGTGACATTGATCTTCCGGCACCAGCACCTGACCGCACAGACATTCAAGAAAAGTACGATGACCTTGATGGTGAGTCAGCCGTTCTCGAAGACGATGATCGCCATACCATCTTGGAAATCCATGCCGATCTCGACCTTCCCGGTGACCTAGCAGACGAAGATGGCCTTGCCCGTCCGTATGTGGTGACCATCGACAAGTCTTCGCGGGAGATTCTGGCAATCCGTCGCAACTGGTATGAGGACGATCTGAAGAAGCGCAAGCGCCTTCACTTCGTGCATTACCGCTACCTTCCCGGACTTGGGTTCTACGGAACTGGCTTGATCCATCTGATTGGTGGTCTGGCAAAATCGGCAACGTCCATCCTGCGTCAGCTCATTGATGCTGGCACCCTGTCTAACCTACCTGCTGGCCTGAAGGCTCGCGGTATGCGCATCAAGGGCGACGACTCTCCATTGATGCCGGGTGAGTTCAGGGACGTTGATGTCCCCGGTGGCGCTATTCGTGACGCAATCACCTTCATTCCATACAAGGAGCCGTCTGGTGTCCTCTACCAGCTCCTCGGGAATATCGTTGAGGAAGGTCGCCGTATTGGCTCCGTAGCCGACATCCAAGTTGGCGACATGAATGCACAGGCACCAGTAGGCTCCACCCTTGCCCTCATGGAACGCTCCATGAAGGTCATGTCTGGTGTGCAGGCTCGACTCCATGCCGCGATGAAGCGTGAGCTTCGGCTCATCGCACAAGTAGTCCATGACTACATGCCAGCAGAATACGCCTACGAAATGGATGGGGAGTACAACCGCGCAGAGGACTTTGACGGTCGTGTGGATGTCATCCCCGTGTCCGATCCAAACGCGGCCACAATGGCGCAGCGCATCATGCAGTACCAAGCTGCTCTGCAACTCGCGCAGCAGGCACCGCAACTCTATGACATGGGTAAGTTGCACCGTCAGATGTTGGAGGTTCTTGGTATCCAAGACGCAAACGACATCATCAAGCTTCCTGATGAGATCAAGCCAAAAGACCCCGTCACGGAAAATATGGCAATGCTGAAGCAGGAGCCTGTAAAAGCCTTTGCGTATCAGGATCATCAGGCGCATATCCAGACGCACATGGCAGCAATGCAAGACCCGAAGATTCAGGAGCTTGTTGGGCAATCTCCGTTTGCATCGGCAATCCAGTCAGCAATGGCGGCACACATCACCGAACACGTTGCCATGGAATATCGCAAGAACATCCAGCTCAAGCTTGGCGTCGAGCTGCCTGATCCAGATTCTCCGCTGCCGGAAGATGTTGAGTTCGAACTGTCGAGGCTGGTGGCAGAAGCCGCGCAAAAGATTACGCAGCAGAACCAGCAGGAAGCTCAGCAGGCAGAGGCTCAGAAGCAAGCAGAAGACCCGCTTACCCA